TACTGAGGAATTAGATCACGGATATAAAATTCATTTAATTTATGGTGCTACAGCATCACCATCAGAAAAAGCTTATGAAACAATAAACGATAGTCCCGATGGTATTATATTCTCATGGGAATACGAAACAATTCCTACAGAAGTTCCTGGATATAAACCAACCTCATCAATTGAACTCGACTCAACAAAAATCAATCGTGATAAATTAAAAGCTATAGAAGATATTCTGTTCGGAACAGAAAACACTGATCCACGTCTTCCATCACCTGCTGAAATAATAGAAATTCTTAACAGATACAAATTAACATTTGTAGCTGTTGGAGGCGGAGAATCATTAACTGGAGCAACGATTATTGTATACTCGGATTCAGAAAAAACTCAAGTAGTGAGTGATTTAAATAATTTACCTCCTGGAACTTATTACTACACAGTTTCAAAAGATAACTTCGAAACTGTTGAAGGTTCTGTTACAATTGTCAATTGTGATGTAGTGGTTGAAATAGACCTTCAAGAAGACATTTAACAATTAATTTAAAGGGTTCTCATTTTATGGGAGCCCTTTTTACTTCTAAAAAATCAAAATGGATTAAAAAGGAGTATTATTATGTTTGAAAATTTTATAACAATCGATTATATTTTAACATTTGCCGGAATGATCACGGTAGTATGTTTATTAACTCAATTCACTAAAGGGTTATTTGATAAGATAGTAAGCAATAAAACAAAATATATCGTTTATGGATATAGTTTTTTATTATGTCTATTTGCAGGAGTATGGCAGGGAAAATTCTCGTCTGCAAGTGAAATAGTTGAAACATGTGTTATTTGGCTAATTAATAGTGTTATTGTTTGGTTCTCCTCAATGAAGGCGTATGAAACAATAACAGGTAGAGATTAATAAATAATAGGTTGGGGGTATTAACATGATTAAAATCATGATAGACCCAGGTCATGGTGGAAATGACCGTTCAAATAAAGGACCTACCGGATATGTAGAAGCGGATGGAATGCTCGAATTATCTAAAAAATTAAGAGATGAACTTGTTTCTACAGGAGCTTTCAATGTAAAACTTACAAGAGAATCAGACGTATCAATTGGAGTTAGAGCTAGAGGCGAAATGGCTGTTAAATGGGGTGCAGATATGTTAATATCTCAGCACTCAAATGCAACTGGAGGGGCAATTCCCTCCTCGGCTAGAGGTGTAGAAGTATATTATTCTGTCGATATACCAACTGATAAAAGTCTAGCTATGAAACTATCTAAAGCTATATCAGAGGTTATGCAAAACAAGGATAGAGGAGCAAAAACTTGGGAATCTACAACTTATCCAGGAGAAGATTATTTAGGTGTAATTGATGCTGCTCAGGACGGAGGAGTTCCTCATGTATTTCTGATAGAATCTGGTTTTCATGATAATCTCGAGGATGAAGCTTTGTTAAAAAATCCTGATATAATCACATTAATAGCTAAAGCACAAGCAAAAGTTATTTGCGAATTTTACGGGATATCATACCCACAAAACCAATCAGAAGAAGTTTCTGAATGGGCCAAAAGTTCCTGGCAGAAAGCAATTAAAAAAGGTGTTAATGACGGTTTGGGAGCAAAGAATCCAGTGACAGAAGAACAACTTATGGTTTTCTTCGATAGACTAGGTTTATTAGATTAGTTTTAAAGGAGATATCACCTCAAATGTAAAAGATCCTGCCATATTTTATCTTTCTAAATCAATAGAAGCCATGAGTACTTGTGATGCAGCCTATTTCTGCGAAGATTGGGAATATGCTCGTGGTTGTTTAATAGAACATGAAATAGCAGAACAGTATGGTTTAGAAATTATTTATGAAGTTTAAAAAAAAAATCAAAATGAAAAAAGGAGATGTTTATTATGTTAAAAAAAACAATAACTTACGAGGATTTCGATGGTAATCAAAGAACTGAAGATTTCTACTTCAATCTAACAAAGGCTGAAATAATTGAAATGGAAGTATCTGTTGATGGTGGATTATCCGAGACATTAAAAAAAATAGTAGAAGACGGAGATAAAAAAAGAATTATTGAAGCATTAAAGGACATAATAATAAAAGCTTATGGAGTAAAATCTCAAGACGGAACAAAATTTATTAAAAACGATAAATTAAGAGAAGAATTTATTAACTCTGCTGCATATAGTGAGATTTTTATGGAATTAGCAACTAACGAATCTGCTGCGATTGCTTTTGTTAATGGTATAATACCAAAAGTCCCAAAAGAAGGTCAAAAATAATAAGTTATAGAAAATAGAAAGGAGATCAGACTATGTTAAAAATTACTACTCCAGACGTTGAATTTTATGACGAAGAAAAAAATGAATTTTCGTATATAAAAGGTCAGACTTTGAGATTAGAGCATAGTCTGATCTCGATATCTAAGTGGGAATCGAAATGGTGTAAACCTTTTTTGGAAAAGAATGAAAAAACAAATGAAGAAATTATAGATTATATAAAATGTATGACACTTAATGAAGATGAAGTGCCAGACGAAATCTATAAAACTTTATCTAAACAAAATATCGAAGATATTGAAAAATATATAAATTCTCCGATGACTGCTACTACTATTAACTCACTAAATCAAAAAAACGGTAAAAGAGAAAAAATAACATCCGAATTAATTTATTGTTGGATGGTAATGTTAAATATTCCATTTGAATGCGAAAAATGGCATTTAAATAGACTACTCATGCTAATACAAGTATGTAATATAAAGAATCAACCTCCTAAGAAAATGAGTAAAAAAGAACAACTAAAACGATATACGGATCTTAACAATGCTCGAAAAAAAGCTTTAAACACAAGGGGTTGATATTATGATTAGAATAAAACATAAAGGTTCGTTTAAAAATACTGAAAAAATTTTTAAACGAAATATAACACGGGAACAACTACTTATTTTGGAAAAATATGCTCATGAAGGTGTAGTAGCTTTAGCGTCATCTACTCCCTATGATACTGGAGAAACTGCATCTTCTTGGGGATATAAAATAAGTATTCAAAATAGATCTATAAAAATAATATTTACGAATTCACACGTTGTTAATAATGTACCTATTGCAATAATATTACAATACGGTCATGCAACTAAAAATGGAGGATATGTTCAAGGGTTGGATTATATAAACCCTGCTATTAGACCTGTATTCAACAAAATAGTTAACGAAATGCAGGAGGTGATAAAATAATGGCTAAAGAAATTGATAATAGAGTCGTTCAGTTTGAATTCGACAATAGTAAATTTGATCCTAACGTAAAACGATCAATAAGTGCTATTGATAAATTAAAGAGTAGTTTAAATTTTGATAAAACAGTTAAAAAATTAAATGAATTAGAAAAAGCTAGTAATTTTTCATTAGATGGGTTAACTAAAAGTTTAGACATCGTTGCTAATAGATTTTCGACAATAGGTATTATCGGAATGACAACTATTCAAAACTTGACAGATTCAGCAATAAATGCTGGAAAAAGAATAGTTAAAGCATTAACGACAGATCCATTGAAAACTGGATTTGCTGAATATGAGACTAAAATGGATGCAATAACAACCATTTTAACTAATACCGCGGATAAAGGCTCAACAATGGAAGACGTTACAAAAGTATTGGATGATCTCAATAGATATGCTGATTTAACCATATATAATTTTGCTGAAATGACAAGAAATATTGGTACATTTACAGCAGCGGGAGTCAGTCTTGAAGACTCAGCAATTGCTATAAAAGGTATCGCGAACTTAGCAGCAGGTGTTGGTTCGACATCACGTCAAGCCGCGACAGCAATGTATCAATTATCTCAAGCTTTAGCAGCAGGGTCTGTAAAATTACAGGATTGGAACTCAGTTGTAAATGCCGGAATGGGTGGACAACTGTTCCAGAATGCGTTAAGACAAACTGCTAAAGAAATGGGTATAGCAGTCGATACTTCTAAAACTTTTAGAGAATCTCTTCAAGACGGATGGGTCACATCAGAAGTACTAATAAATACATTAAAGAAATTTGCTCAAGATGAAACTCTTTTAAAAGCAGCAACACAGGTAAAAACATTTACGCAGCTAATAGATACAATGAAAGAATCTGTGCAATCTGGTTGGGCTCAATCATGGGAATATATTATAGGTAATAAAGATGAAGCAACTGCATTATTTACAGCAATAAGTAATGGTTTTAATGCTGTTATAGGTAAATCTGCAGATGCACGAAATGAAATGTTAAAATTCTGGAAAGAAAATAAGGGTAGAGAATATATTATCAAAGGAATCGCGAATACTCTTATTTTTCTAGGAGAAGTTATACAACCTATAAAGGATGCATTAAACGATATATTTCCACCGTTAACTGGTGAAAGATTATTAGAATTTAGTAAACAGTTCAGTGAACTAACAGAAAAATTCAAAATAAGTATTACCACCAGTGAGAACTTAAATAGAACTTTCAAAGGTATATTTGCTGCATTAGATATTGGTAGAAAATTTATATTCGCTGCAGGAAATGCTTTATCTGAAATAATTAAATATTTTATACCAGCAGGCAAGGGTTTATTATCACTTACTGCAAAAATAGGAGATTTTATTGTAGAACTAAACAAATCTATTAGTGACTTAGATGTATTCAATAAAGCTTTTCAAAAACTCGGAAACGTTCTAAATCCTATAGCTGATGGAATAAAAAATGCCATTACTATTATAATAAATTCATTTAAATCATTATCATCCATAGATACTAGCGGAATAGATTCATTATCTGAAAGGATACAAGTTAGATTTAAACCAATTGTAAAAATATTAGAATCTGTCGGAAATTTCTTCAAATCAATATTTGACAAAATAATAAAAATTCTTAAGAACATATATCCAGCTCTAATAAAAGTGTTTAATTTTATAGGTTCAATATTTAATAAAATAAGCGAAACAATTTCTAAGTTTTTTGAAAATCCCAGTTTCGATAATCTTTTAGATATAATAAACACTGGTACATTTGCGACTCTAGTATTAAGCTTAAGAAAATTCGCAAAATCATTGGAAAACATAACGGTTTCTTTTAAAGTGTTTGGTGACGATGATGGACCTTTAAAAAATCTTGTCGGAATTTTAGAAGATGTACGAGGTTGTTTAAAAGCTTATCAAGCTGATTTAAAAGCTAATGTTTTATTAAAAATAGCAGGAGCTATAGGTATTCTTGCGGCATCCTTAATGGTTTTATCGCTAGTAGATTCAAATAAACTAACAATAGCTTTAGCTGGAATAACAGGACTATTTTTTAATTTATCTGCTGCTATGGCCGTATTTTCAAAAAAAATTAATATGAACAATGGTTTCTTTAAGAAAAGAGCAATAGCTACTATGATGATTACAATGTCAACTTCAATACTTATATTATCAACTGCTATGAAAAATATAAGTAAACTTAGCTGGGATGAAATAACGAAAGGTATAGCATCGATTGGAGCTTTAGCTGGAATATTAGCATTAACGGCACGACTCTTATCATCGACTCAAGGTAAAATAATAAAAGGAACAACTTCTTTTTTATTTATTTCGACATCATTGGTGATATTAGCTAAAGCGGTTAAAAGTATAGGCGAATTAGACACAACACAAATATTAAAAGGTATCGCTGGAATAGGAGCATTAATGACTATACTTTCAGTGTTTACAACAAAGTTAACAAGTAAAAATAAGATGGGTATAACTAGTGCTACTGGTTTGTTAATAATATCTGCAGCCATTTCAGTATTATATCGCTCTATTAAGAATTTTGGAGAAATGAATCAAAATGAAATAATAATAGGTCTTAAAACATTAGGATTGGTTTTAGCAGGATTGGCTATATTTACAAAAGCAACTAATAGTTCAAAAGGAATAATAACCACATCAATTGGTTTAACGATTTTAAGCGGAGCAATGTTAATATTTTATAATGCTTTAAAGAAAATGGGAGGAATGACTTGGGAAGAAATAGGTAAAGGTTTATTAACATTGGCTGGATCATTGACGATACTGACTACTGCTCTTTATTTTATTTCTAGTAGTGTAGCTATAAAATCTATGGGTTTATTACTGATAGCAACATCGTTAGTAATATTAGCTGGGGCATTAAAATTAATGTCGGGAATGACTTGGGAAGAAATAGGTAAAGGCATATTAATATTAGCCGGGGCTATGTCTATTATATCTTTTTCTATGTTAGCTCTAAAATCAGCGATACCAGCAGTTGTTTCTTTAGTTTTAATATCTACATCTCTAATGATATTAGCAGGAGCACTTAGAATATTAAGTTCTATATCATGGTCAGATATAGGAAAAAGCATATTGCAATTAGCAGGTATATTTACTGTTATAGGATTAACAGCCTTTGTTTTAGGACCACTTGTTCCAATTATATTAGCATTATCCGGAGCAATAACTTTATTAGGTGTTGGTTTATTAGCTGTAGGAGCTGGAATAGCATTATTTTCTACAGGTTTAACTGCGCTAGCTGTAGCAGTTACCACAAGTCATGCTGCAATATTAACAATTTTTAAAGAAACAATCGAAATGATACCTGAAGTTTTGAAAACACTCGGAAAAGGTCTTGTAGAATTCGTAAAAATATTTGTAGGCGGTTTGGCTAAAGCGATGCCAGAAATAATAGAATCTGTTGAGAAAATATTGATAGCTATACTTAAATTAATAAGAAATATAGCTCCGGATCTCGCAGAAACTATATTACATCTAATATTAGTTATTATTGAAACACTTGAGAAATATACCCCACTAATTTTAAAAGCACTTTTAAAATTAGGAAAAGCCATATTAAAAATTATTTTTACTTGGATATATGATTTAGGAGTTAAAGCTGGTGAAAAATTAGGAGAAGCATTCGATAATATATGGGACGGAGCCAAAAATTCAATAGATAAATTGAAACAAAAAATGGTAGATGCAGGTAAAAATCTTATTGAGGGTTTTCTTAACGGTCTAAAATCAATACCAGTTGTAGGTGACGTTATACAAATTGGCGAATCAGTTCTCACAACATTAAAAGGAGTATTCGATATACATTCACCATCAAGAGAAGGATATAAATTAGGAGAATATGTTGCTAAGGGATTAGGTAATGGTATACGAGAAAACGGAACATACCCATCTTCTATGGCCGGCGATGTCGGATTTAAAACGGTCAAGTCATTAGCAGAAAATATAGAAAAAAATTCAGATATGCCAGTCGATGCTGCTAAGAAAGTAATAGATAAAGTTACTAAACAGTTTACATCAGCACCATTCTCTGCTGGAGCAGCCGGTAGAGGTTTAACTAGTGAATATGCCAAAGCATTAGAAACGGTTAAAAAGTCCGAAGACGGAAACATATTTACTTTGTCTGAATCGCTGAAAGTAATAGATAATACTACTAAACAGCTTACATCAGCACCATTCTCTGCTGGAGCAGCCGGTAGAGGTTTAACTAGTGAATATGCCAAAGCATTAGAAACGGTTAAAAAGTCCGAAGACGGAAACATATTTACATCGCTTGGTAAATTCTTATATGGTATTACTGAAGAAAAAGATAATGTAAAAAAGACTTCTGATTCATTATCTTCGTTGACTGGTAATTTAGATTCATTCTCTTCATCAGCTGATAAAGCTACTAAAAGTAAGAACCAATTAGATGAGGCATTTCAACGTTCCTGCGATTGGATTGAAGAAGAAAAATATTATGACCGACTTTCTTTAGAAGATGAATTAGCAGCTTGGGAAAAGGTTGCTAATAGATACGCTAAAGGTACTGAAGAAAGAAAAAGAGCAGACCGTGAAATCTACAGGTTACAAAAAGAACTAGCAGCAAAAGAAAAACAGTTACAAAGAGACTCATTTAATCACTCTGTAAATTGGATTAATGAGAAGAAACAAGCTAACGAACTCTCGCTTAAAGAAGAATTAGATGCATGGAGAAGAGTTCAAAGTCGATATGCTAAAGGTACCGAAGAACGCATAAACGCAGAAAAAGAGATATATAGAGTAAAGAAAGAAATAAACGAAAGACTCAAAGCTCTAGATGAGAACTATTATCAAACACAAAAAGAAATAATTGAGCAACTTCAAAATGATATAATAGAATTAAATGAACGATATAATTATGAAGTTGAATCTAGAGCAAAAGAAATATATAACTCTTATAGACTATTTGATAAAGTTCAAGAGGAAAATGAAAAAGTATCTGGAGATGAGTTATTTTCTAATTTACAAAGTCAAATAATAGCACTCCAAGATTGGCGAGATGAACTAGATAAGTTAGAACAAAAAGGCGTAGCTAAAGGGTTAATAGAAGAACTTCAAGAAATGGGTCCATCAGCAGCAAGTAAAATAAAAGCATTAAACACATTAAGCGAATCTAGATTAGAAGCTTATGTTAATATGTGGGTCGCAAAACACAATCTTGCTCATAATCAGGCTGTATATGAACTAGACGGTTTAAGACTAGATACAGATAAACAAATAGCAAAATTACAAGAAAATTCAAAAACAGAATTAGAAGAACTGAAAAAAATATGGGTAGAGGAAACTGAAGAATTGAGAAATCTTGTTGCTAATGAATTTGTATCATTAACTACAGCTATAAAAAATACGGTAGAAGGTCTAGATTGGAAAAGTATTGGTAAAAATCTATTAATGTCTTTAGCTGGAGGTATATTTAGTGGCATATCGATAGTTAAATTTGCAATATCTAAAGCACTAGAAATAGAATTTGACGATATAGATAAAGCGCCAGTAATAACTCCTGTATTGGATCTTTCAAATATAGAAGAAGGAAAGAAAAAGTTAAATTTCATGGCTAATCAAGGGTATTTATTAGGTAGCATTGTTTCTGGCTCATTAAAAAATAATCGAAATGATACATCAGCTACAAATAATACTAATAATGTAGAAAATACCGTCATAATAAATAACACTTATAATGTTCGTAATGAACAAGATATTGATGCTATTAGTAAAGATATGAATAAATTAATAAACAAACATTTCAACGCGAAAGGAGTGTTCATCCCATGATAGGTAGCTACACTTTTAATGGTGTTAGTAGTGAGTCTTTTAACCTAATAACAAAATCGATAAAAAGACCACTATTACCAGAAAGAAAAAACAATGGTGTCGAATTGGATGGTATCTCCGGAATATTTGATTATCCCGATAGTAATGAATATAAACCGCGAAAAATAGTCATGAAAAGTTCATACATTGGGGATAGTTTTGAAGATCTTAGAGAAAAAGCCAGGTTTATAGCAGCCTGGCTTTCAACTAAGATTTGGGCGCCATTGATTATAAATGATGAACCTGACAGATATTATTTAGCAAAAGTAAATGACGAAATAGATTTAAATAGTTTACTTGAAAGTGGAACATTCGAAGTTACTTTTATTTGTCAGCCATTTGCTTTTTCAGTAGTAGAAAGTTCTTATACATTTAATAATGTTACTACAACTAGAAACGGGATATTAATTTATCCAGGGACTAGAGAATTAAATTACAGGAGTCAAATGGGTAGTAAATTCTTGATAACGGCTACTGGAAGTTGGAGTAAGATTTCATTTAAAGTAAATGATAAAACTTTATATTTTAACGAACCTGGATCGTCGTCAACTTTAATAATAGATAATATTAATATGACAGCAAAACAAGACGGTATCTCTAAATTTGATAAGCTCGATGGTGATATAGACGATTTCTTAGAATTACTTCCAGGAAATAATAACTTTAGAATTGACGGAATTGATCTTAATTGTGTGGTGAATGCCACCTATATACCATTATGGCTATAAGGAGGTATAAAGTATGATAAAACTATTAGATAGTGATTTTAAAAGAATTTGTAATTTAAAAACGGTTCTAAAGTCTAATAGAACAGAACAAATAAATGACGAAAATACGCTATCTTTTGAACTTATAGCCGATTCATCTTTAATATCAAAAATTCAAAATGATTCTATTTTTGAGCTGGATGGCGATTATTTCGATCTAGCTTATAAAAAAGTACAAGAAATAGAGGATGGTTCTTATAGAATACAGATAGAAGCGGAACATATTTCATACAGATTAAATAATAAAGAATATGATATGGAATATTTTACTGAATATGGTGAACCATCTTATATTTTAGAAAAAATTTTAGAAGGAACCGGTTTTACAGTCGGCGATGTTGAGTTTTCAGATGTTGTAACCTATTCAACCCAAGAAGCAAAAAGTAGAAGACAAATACTTTTAGAGTTTGTCGCTTATATTCATGGCGAATTAAAGTTCTATAAACATGAGGTTAGTATACTACAGCATAGAGGAAGTACTGATTTAAAAATATTAGCTAAAGGAAAAAATGTAAAAGTTTTAGGATCGATCGTTGATAAACGAGAAAGAGATGAAGAAGGTAATCCTTTAATATCATATGTTTGTGAGCCAATCTTATTACCTGGAGAAAGTTATTCATTAGGAGACGATGTTTTATTAGTACAAAAAGATTTGAATATAAGAGAACGTCTTAGATTAATAAAAATATCTTATGACTCATATAATCCTTATTCTATGACTATGGAATTTTCAAATAAAGTTCCAGGAGTAGAAGATAAATTATTCAGAATTGAAACTGATAAAGTATCAAAAGATAAAAAAATGAACGGTATAAGAATTGGACCAGTTTACGGTTTTGAAGCCGTGCGAAATGATAAGTTAGCTAGAGCATATTTTAGGAGCGATCGCATGGCATTCCAATCTGGAGATGGAACAGGTGAAAATTGGGTTGATAGATTATACTATGATTTAGATACTGATACTGGAGAAACTGTTTTAGTGTTTGACGGTGTCCTATCGACAAATACATTAAATTCTATTAAGGCTAATATAGATTTCGTAGTCAATAATACTTTTATAACTCAGAATTTATATACTGAGTATGGAAGAATTGCTAAACTATCTGTATCTGAATTAGACACTTCTTGGAAGAAAATTACTAATTATTTAACCAATAATACCTCTGATGTTAATTATATTAGAATTTATGAAAAATACATGGATTGGGTTACTGCGTCTACAGACGGAAGCGACACAGAGCAAGTAACTGATATAGACGGAAATCCTTTATTCTGGAGAGATGCTACAAAGACAGGAATGACTTTAACAGATACAGGATATCCAGTATTAATTTATAAGTATGTAGAATCCACCAAATTTCAAATGACATTCGAAGATAATGAACCACATGCTGTAAAAATGACATTTGGTCAAGGGTATGGATACGATAACCCAGACGAAGGTAAAGGATTTATTTATAAAGATGCTCAAGGATTACTTATAAAATTTGTTCAGTCTGGAGGAAAAGTAGCAACTATAAGAATGACGGATTCTGGTATAATACTGGGAAATACAAATATTAACAATTATTGTAAAGGTAATTGGACAGGTATGATACCAGTAATGACTCAAGCTGAGGCCAGAAATAAAGACGATTGGTTATTAGATCAATTAGTTATTATAACTGATTAC